GATGGGATGGCGAACGTTCGGGAAAGAAAAGCGAGCGTTCGAAAAAGAAGAACGAACGATCGGAAAGAGTAAAGAAAGCGGTTGCAGAGGAAGTGGGACAGGTTATAGAAAACCCTGACTTGAATGACAAGCAACGGCTTTTTTGCTTGTATTACGTTCGATGCTTCAACACTACAAAAGCCTACCAGAAAGCGTACGGTTGTGATTATGCAACGGCGGCATCTGTCGGATATAGATTGTTGGCGAAAGATGGAGTTAGAGCCGAAATCCAGCGCTTAAAGCAGGCGCGCCTTAACCGTGAGCTTCTGGATGAGTCTGATATCTTCCAGAAGTACATGGATATCGCATTCGCGGACATTACCGATTATGTCGAGTTCGGGCGGGAAAAGGTTCAGGTTATGGGAGCGTTCGGACCAGTTATGATAACGGATGAGAAAACAGGGCAGAAGGTACCAGTTACCAAAGTCATCAATACAGTTCGCTTCCGGGAGTCCTGCGATGTGGACGGCAGCATCATTGCCGAAGTTAAGCAGGGTAAAGATGGAGCGAGCGTAAAGCTGGCTGACCGCATGAAAGCGCTGGAATGGCTGGCGGCTCATATGGACTTAGCCACTGACGAACAGCGGATCCGGATGGAACACCTGAAAGCCCAGACCGATAAGATAACCGGACAGGGGCAAGAGATAGAGGATCTGGATGAGATAGAGGGCGAGATTTATGGCAAGTAAGACGGTTAAGAAGAAAACCATAGAATTTAAGTTCTCGGAAAAGCATAAGGAGTATATCCGGAAGTGCCATGAATGTTCCTACAATGTGGCGGAGGGCGCTGTTCGTGCCGGTAAAACGGTGGACAACATATTCGCGTTCGCGCATGAGCTGAAAACGACTCCAGATCGAATCCACCTGGCAACCGGATCGACGGTCGGAAACGCCAAGCTGAACATCGGGGACTGTAATGGTCTGGGGTTGGAGTGGATTTTCCGCGGTCAATGCCACTGGGGCAAATACAAAGACAATGAGGCTTTATTTGTCAAGGGACCATCGACGCGCTGGCAACAGAAGATAGTTATCTTCGCAGGTGGCGGCAAGGAAGACAGCTACAAGAAGATCCGAGGCAACTCTTACGGAATGTGGATTGCCACAGAGATTAACCTGCATCATGATAAAACCATCAAGGAGGCGTTTAACCGTCAGCTGGCGGCGAAACGCTTAAAGGTCTTTTGGGACTTAAACCCGGATAACCCGCGTGCTGCCATCTACTCAGAGTACATTGACCGCTACCAGAAGCAGCAGGAAGCGGGGGAGTTCCCTGGTGGATACAACTACATGCATTGCACCATCTACGATAACATCAACATCACGCCGGAACGTCTGCATGAGATTGAGAGCCGATACGATATTAATTCGATTTGGTATCTTCGGGATATCAAGGGGATGCGCGTGGTGGCAACGGGTCTGATTTACCGCCGTTTTGCGGATGCTATCAGCACAGGTTCCAGCACGTTCGGGATTCGGGGCAAGCCAACGGACCTCATGGAGATCAATCTTGGTATCGACTTCGGCGGCAGCGGGTCGGGGCATTCGTTCACGGCTACCGCAATCACGCGGGGATATCATAACGTGATCGCTCTTGCGTCTGAGTGGATTCGATGCAAGGATGAGTCAGGCAACCAGATAGAGATAGATCCTCAGATGCTGGGGGATATGTTTTGCAACTTTGTCCGGCGGGTCCTTGACAAGTACGGATATGTCACGACGGTGTATGCGGATAGCGCAGAGCAGACATTAATCGCCGGCATCCGGAGCAGTCTCCGGCGTAATGGTCTCGGATGGATAAGGGTTGAGAATGCCCTAAAAGCTCCCATCAATGACCGTATCAACGCGGTGCTTATTCTGATGGCGCAGGGGCGCTTTCAGTATGTTGAGGGAGAGTGTGACAGTCTGGTAAATGCGCTGTGCACAGCAGTGTGGGATCCGAAGGAACTGACAAAGAATGTCCGGTTGGATGATGGTACCAGTGATATCGACTCACTGGATAGTTTCGAGTACACGTTGGAGCGGCGGATCAGCCAGCTTATTAAATATGGGTGATGAAAAATGAATTATACGAAAATGTATGAGGCATTGCGGAAAGTCCTCGGAAATGAGCAGATTGATTTTGCCATGTCCGGACGGAGCAGTGCCTTAATTGAATTGTGGTCCCGGATGTACGAAGAAAAGGCTCCCTGGCTGCATAACACAGACAATGCCAACATTCCGGCGACGATAGCGGGAGAGATTGCAAGACTTACTACGCTGGAGCTGCAGAGCAAGGTGGAGGGAAGTCCAAGGGCTGAATGCATGGATGCGGTTTATCAGCAGGCGCTTGGAAAACTCCGAGTACAGACAGAATATGCGTTCGCGAAAGGCAGTATGGTGTTTAAACCGTACATCACACCTGACGGAACCATCGCGATCCAGTATATCCAGGCAGACATGTTTTTTCCGCTGGATTACGACTCCGAAAAAATGACGCGCTGCGCATTTCTAGATCAGTTCCGGAAGGGCAATGAGATTTACAGCCGTATTGAACTGTATAGTATGAGTGGGGATAGCCTCTCAATTAAAAACCGTGTCTTTATAGCACGGACGGAGGGAACACTGGGGACGGAAGTCCCGGTCGGCACGGTGCCCAGATGGGCGGAACTGGCAGAAGAAATGCAGTTTTCTGGGATTAAGAAACTTCCGATAGGATATTTTTCCGTACCGCTTGGAAATAGCAGAGATTCCGGCAGTCCTCTGGGCGTGTCGGTGTATTCGCGGGCGATCAAACAGATAGAGGATGCGGATCGCCGGTATTCACAGATCAACTGGGAGTATGACAGCAAGGAGACGGCGGTACATATCGCTCAGAGCTTGCTTAAATACAATCCAGATACAAACAGCTATGAGTATCCGGGCGGCAAGGAACGTCTGTACAGGGGCGTCGAATATGCCGCTGGCGCGCAGGACAAGCCGCTTCTGGATGTCTTTTCTCCGGCTATCCGCGACACAGCGTACTACAATGGCTGGAATCAACAGATGCGCCTGATTGAGTTCCGGTGCAACCTGGCTTACGGCACTTTGTCAGATCCAAACAACACGGACAAGACGGCAGAGGAAATCAAAGCCAGCAAGCAGCGATCTTATGATTTTATTTCGGATTGCCAGAGAGCTTTGCAGAAAGCGCTGACAGATTTGGTTGACGCGATGGCATTCTGGTGCGACATCTACCATCTGTGCCCTGCCGGAGACTATCATCTGTCCTTCCAGTGGGATGATTCCATCGTAGTTGACGCCAAGGCCGAGCGCGACAACGATCGCGCCGATGTGGCGATGGGTGCGATGGCTCTGTATGAGTACCGAATGAAGTGGTACGGAGAAACCGAAGAGGAAGCCAAAGCTGCAATCAGTGAAATCAGCAGCACAGGGGAAGTGATTGAGTGACGCAGGGAGAACTTGAAAAACTGGCGCTGAAAACTGGAAATCTGTTTTCAGAATTGGAGATCCGGATCATGTCGGATGTTGCCAGGCGAATCAAAGACGCAGGCTTTTCGACCGCTTCGTCTGACTGGCAGATCCGGAGGTTGGAGGAACTAGGGAAGGCAGAATCAGAAATAAAAGACTGGGTGCAGGAAACACTGCAGAAGAGTGACGAGGAAATGGAACACATTTTTTCAGATGAAGTGTATGAGCAGTATTATCAGCACTCCAGAGCCTACAAAGCATCCGGCGTCAAGATGCTGCCGTTCGAAGAGAACACGCCACTCATCCGGCTGACCGAAGCGGTCAAGTCTCAGCTTTCGGGAGAATATAAGAATATCGCCGGTTCAATGGGCTTCGCGATTCGCGGACCTGATGGACGCATACAGGCATCGCCGCTCATGACGTTCTACCGCTCCACGCTGGATAATGCTGTTCTGGATATACAGTCTGGCGGGTTTGACTATGGGACTGTCCTCAAGCGTACCGTGAGCCGCATGACGAACTCAGGACTTCGGTGGATTGATTATGATTCCGGTGTTCACAGCCGCGTGGATGTAGCAGCCAGGAGAGCGGTTTTAACAGGATTTCGACA